TAGACGATGTCGCGCACGCCGCCGATCCAGCCCGGACCGATGGCGCTGCCGGAGCTGACCAGCGCGTCGGAGTATAATCAAAAAAACAAAAAGCGCGAATCGAAAAAACAAGACGCATCTCGTATCTTAAAAAACGAAATGCGTCTTTATTTTCACACACGCAATAACACATAGAGCTATTGCGCTGCTAGAACCGCGTTTTATTAGGCATTACTCGACCAGCGTTCCAGCTGCGTCCACCCAGGTCACAACGCCTCCGGAGGTAATTGTTTTTGCGTATATGGGTTTACCAAGGGTTGTGTCGAAAAACATATATCCTACATCGGCAGGTTTCAAGTTGCTCGGTCTATTTGCAGATGTTCCGGACTTTCCTCCGTCCGTGTAACCATCACCGCGAATCCACCTATTTCCCGCTCCCCATACAGGTTTGGTTTCCGATTCGTCAAAGAATTGGAAACCTTTTGGCGTGGACTGCGGACGGACAGTTCCGCCCTCCGGAAACGCATAATTGATAGTGTCCACAGATGAGTTTTTGACATTTATCTCCCGGTTTCGCTGCCAAACGGCTGCAACATAAGGTCTCGTACCAAAGCAAACTTCGACAACATTCGGTGTTTCCGAAACTCCAATAAACGAATTGTCGGTGATTATGAGTGATGATATATCTGCGGCATTAGTCAAACGAATACACGCACCGCTCTCACTCTTTCGTATAATTGTATTGGCGTTCAATAATAACCCTGTGGAGCCTTGATGCACATTTAAGTATATATTTTGCCCGAACGGAGATAGTTCCCCATTTGAGAAGAAATTGCGGATAATGTTCCCTTGGAATATAACTCCATCAAACTTTGCTTGTAACGAAATGAGATCAAGTACATTGTTAGATATAATAACATCCACAATCTCTGTCCCGGATGCTTCGTAAGTACGGAGCGAGAATCCGATATTGCCGGAAATCGTGATTCTTTCATACTTTTTCGCGTATTCAAAAAGCAATCGTGCCTGCGTTGTTTGTTCACCAACAGGCGTCCCGGCTTGGTTGATAAATATGTTGTCAGAGAATATATCATCACGCGCAAGAATACCAAAACTAATATTGAGATACTTCTGCGGAGAATCCCCTCCCACCAAGATATATCTATTATTCCGATATGTTTGGTAAGGCCCGGTAATGCTCGCACACATGGTCATGCCTGGGTCGCAGTATATAAGATTATCGTGTATATCTGCTGCGCAAAGGGCATGTAATCCGATAGCACTCCCGCCTTGCGGGAATCCGGGGTCATTATAAACCATATTGTTATGTACATCCCAATTATAGCATTGATAGTCCCGCACGGCTGCGTTAATGTGGCTTCTGCAATTCCGGCACACATTCCCGATAGCCTTATTGTTGTTGCCGGAGTTTACAATGCCGTAGTTTGTAGCACCACCGCTGCCCGCATTGGAAATCCGAGAATTGCGGATCGTGTTATTGTATCCGAACAAATTGACAAGGCTTGTAACACGGCACACCGAATCCACAACGATCCCATCCAACACGCAACCGACACCTGTGACGAAAATTCCGGCAATTCCGTCCGGGTTGTTATAGTTGTTATAGATTTCTACATTACGCATAGAAATACCGCGGACGGCCTTATACACCCGGATAATATAGACGGAATTATCGAAAGTTGTGTCTATTCGTATTTTACCTTCCCCCTTTTCAACTACCTGACAAAACACTCCCTTTTTATACCCGCTGACGATGGTTTCGCTTGACATTATAGCCAGGCAGTCACCAATGTCTGCAGCCTCATATATCCCGGGGTCGCTAATCGTGCCGTTGGACACAACCTGCGAATCGGGGAAATTGAATTGCTCGTATTCGTTACCAATCGTAAGTAAGTGATTCCCGGTTGCACCCGTAAATGTAATTTTCGCACCGCGCCCGTCTATCTGCACGCCATCGGATGCGATTGCGAACTCGTGCGACGCCGTATATGAATGCCCGGCTTTCAAAAAAATCCGTTGTCCAGAGCGCGGTATGTAGTGTGTGAAAAAGTCAGAAATATCACTGAAATCAAATGTGGCGAGGTCTATCACATCATTTTCAAGTGTTCCGGCTATGTATCCATTTGTTACGCGGCCGCCGTTAAATCTCAGCTCACACCCGGCCGGAATGGTCACGACTGCGCCACCCAGGTCAAAGTCGTAGCGAATTTCGTAGATGGTGTTCTGCAGCGTTACCTGAGAGGCGAACGTTGCGTTCCGCCGCAGGATCACGTAGCCTTTCCCATAGAGCGCGCTGCGGTTGGCAAATTTCAGCCGGTTGCTCGCGTTGGTGGTGATGTCTTCCTCATCAGGCGCATTGGACACGTTGCCGTTGATGGTGACCATCGGATAATTGTCTACCTGATTCTGCACGGCTTCTTTGAACTGCGCAATCTCGGAGTCCTGCGCATCCATCCGGCTATCTATCTCGGCGTCCTGCTCGTCCATTCGGCGGTCAATCTCGGCGTCCTGCGCATCGAAGCGAGCATACAGTGCGGGAAGGTCACCGATCGTCGCGACATACTCCCACTCGCCAGCAGAGAGGAAACGATATACTGCTCCAGCATCTTCGGATGTCGGATCTGCAGGCACGATTGCAACCACCTGGCCGGGCTTGAGAGGTCCGCCGGTAAGATCAGATACAGGATTTTCGTCTTCGTTCATAGCAGACACCGATGCGTATATCTTCGATATAAGCAGCGGATTCGCGCCCCAGACGACCTGCTGATTAAGATACGCGAGCGTGTCATACATGATGCCGCCGGCCCGGTCCGGCGTAATGCTGTCGAGCCGCGTCTCCTGGCGGAGTCGCTGAGCTCTGATTAAGATGTCTTGAATAGTCATATTAAATGCCATTTAAATGCTAGAAAACAGGAAGAGTAACATCCAGCCACCACTCTGTAAGTTGTACGGCAGAGAGCGCCTCGAGAGTAAATTCAATGGTCTTCCCGGAGACGCTCCAAGAAAGGACGCAAGCGATGGGGGCGTTGAGTATAGACGCGCAAACCTGGACCATCATGCCGGACGGTGCCTTGGATTTCTGGAACAACTGCACAAGGTTGTCCGGGAGCTGGTCAGTCGTGCCCTGAAATACGGTCGTCGATGAAGCCTCCATCGCAGGGCGCCGCATGGAGAGATGAAAAGCTCCTCCGCAAAACGCCAGCCGGGCGTAACTGGAAGCGCTGTTCGTAATCGCATAGAAGCCGAACTCTTTCGCGTAAATTTCTCCAACAGGAGCCACGCGAGGGAAGGATCCGACAGGTTTCCCTGTGTTCGTGTGAGAGATGGTCGCCTGGCGGTACTCCAAACAATCGTGAGAAGCGCCATCTCCAAATGTCCTGGATCCTGCGGTCGACGAGACGATTTCAAAGTAATCGCCGCCCTCACCGCTCAGGGTGCCTGCCTCAATGGGGAGAATCTCTCCGTCAATAGATACTATCCCTGCCGTCCAGGACGTCTGGGCCGGAGATACGCTTATTTCACACCCGAGCAGGATAGCATCTCCGCTATTGTCTCCAATATAGGCGCGGAGCAGGTTCTTGAGGGCATCTCGGACGCTTCCCTGTAAAAAGTCAACGTCTCCAAGATAGACCGGCTGCTTGCCGGGATAAGTCAAATATTTGTCCATATTTCTCTATTTTAGTATTGTTCAACTCTGTACTGCGTGCCGGCGAATTTGTAGTAGTTTACCCACTGCTCGACGAGCGCTATGTCTGACTCCGAAAGCATTGGCGGGACATGTACCACAAATTCGCAGATCTTGTTGTTTGGCGGGAAGCTATAGAGCTCAAGCGCGACGGAAGGATCTTCGTCAACAGCAGTCATATAGACCGGGTCCAGATCTTCGTAATCATAAGAGAGGCTCGGTATCGGGAGCTCTTCTTCGGTAATATAGATCTCATGGTACTGGTAGAAGAATAGTCCATTCAGCCATCGCTCCAGATAGTTCAGAAAACCGTTGTATCCAAGCTGCAGAAGGACGGCGTCTCGGTATGTCGTAAACGCCTGGACCATCTCATTCAGGGGATACAGCAGAGCACGCAAAAAGGAATATATCGCCGAGCGCCTGAGCACCGGCGGAAGCTGATGGATTATCCACCTGGCCGGATCAAAGAGATAAAACATAGTTAATACCGCTTACAAGGTCAAACGAGACAAATGATCCGCCTACGCTTTCGTAGTTGTTCGTGGTCACCTCCACGTACGTCCCAGTTCCGGACGCCTTCACTCGCAACGAAGAGAGGACCAGGTCCTTAACGCCGGGGGCAGCCTGAACGGCATCGATGAGCTTGTTCTTGTTCAGCACGCCGCCAAAAACAATCCCGCGGAGATATTCATTGATCGCAACCTCGACAGGCTTAACAGACGTGTCTTCCAGCAGCTCGCCGCTTGCATTAAGCACCTGCGGGTCGTATTCGACAGTCATATTGATGCGGACCGTATCCGGGCCGAGAGAGGCGACCTGCATGATGATCCCTGCGGGCTTGCGTTGAAGCATATATGACTCGAAGGCTTCCAGCTCAGACGCAGACAATGGAGTCGGGTTGCCGGATCCATCTGCCTTCGCCGCGATAATATAGACTCCGCCGCCGACGTCGCGGCAGGCTGCAAACTTGACGATCTGCTTCGACGGATCGATGGTCGGGTAGACAAACTGCTGCGTCTCCTCGTCGAAGACCAGGCTGTCTCCGTACTGGAACTCCAGCGCAATCTTGTGGTACCACGGGATGGACGCCACGACGGCGCCGGAGATCTTCTCGTCGACGTCTGCCTTGAAGGCGTCGTAGATTGACTCGAGCACCCAGATGGCAGACGCCACGATGGAAAACCAGATATTCTCGATGCTGACGGTGCTGAAGGTGGAATCGAAGGTAGCATCTCCAACGATGCCGTATTTCTCGCGGATGACGCTGTCGCCCATGAACTGGGCCGTCATCGATGCCTTGATCTGTTGAATTGTGCGTGCCATATTATTCAAATTGCTCGGTAAACTCTTCTGTAAAAATGCGCTGCCGGATCTCGCCCCGGCCGTTGTATGCCGTCGCAGGGATGATGCCGTTCTTGCGGACGTAATCCTGCAGATAGTTGTCGTACGTGACGTCCGGGCACTGCAGCACGGTACCGGCCTCCAGCTCTCCGGACGGGGAAAGGTTATTCTCGCGGGCCAGGGCGATGATGCCTTCAATGGTGCCGTATACCTGGAGGCACACATCTGAAAGCGTCTGCCGGCGTCTGACTGTCACTGCAAACATCCTACAATCCTCCTATCCATTTTTTACCTCGAGCGCCCAAATAGACGCCTAAAATTAGCGCTACAAGCGGGCCGCCGAGGTAGACATACCAAGGGCACCAGGGCGCCCGTTTCCCGGTGTTCTGTTCGTATTCTTCGCGGATCTCCGCCACTGACGTATTGACACTGTCCCGCACGGCCGTGCTGTCGACCTCCTGCAGGATCTGCTGCTCGACGACTGTTGTCTTCCCGGCCTTCGTGGAGGATCCGGAGACGCTGCTGGTCGTGCTGCGCTCGACGACGTACTGATGGCCGGAGGAGTCCGGCGCGGAGAGGATCTCCCGGACGGTCTCCGTCTTCGTGGAGTCTACGCGCTCGAAGCTCTGCTGGATGTACTGCTGCATCCGAGCTTCCAGCCAGCTCCTCAGATAGACGCTGTCGACGAGCTGCGTGTGCGTAAAGGCCCGGGCCTCCTGCACTCCGGAGAATGTCTTCGGAGAGCAGGCGGCCAGAGCCGACACACAAAAAAAGAAAAATATGCACTTCCGCATAGTTTCTAGACTTTCGGGCCCTTGTAGGACTTGTTATACAGGACATTCCCGCGCTGCGCGCCGTCCAGCTTGTGGCTGACGTGCACGAAGGTCGGGTAAAGGATCAGCTGGTCGAAGGGAAGCTCCAGCGCGATGATGAGGCGCGCGAGCTCGACGGACGGCATCCGGGAGCCGTCCTCCAGGAGGACGTAGATGTCGGCCGCCTCTCCCTTGGTATGCTGCGAGGTCTCCACGCCGCCGACGGCCTTGTTGAGCAGGAAGCAGCGGAATCCAGAAGAGATCCGCACGGCGCGCTTCACGGCGTCGCGAAGCGGCTGCAGGATATTGAGCGTCAGGGCGCGGACAGAATCACGCACGCGCACCGTGGTGATCACGTTGCAAATGCCCAGCCGGTCGGCGGTGTCGCTCTTCTCGAACTCGCGGTAGGAGAAATTCTGACTGATGGTTCCCATGGTTACTCCTCCTTCTTATTGAGCTCCGCGGCGACCTCGTCCTTCTTATCCTGGAACTGCTGCAGGTACGGGATCTTCTTGATGATCTCGAAGCTCAGCAAGTAGTACAGAAAATGGATGGTCTTGCAATTCGGGAGCAGCTTGTTCGCGTTGCGCAGGATGTTGACGGAATAGAAGTAGATGATAGCATAGACGACGCCGCTGATACACTGCAGGGCTCCGTCCGGATTGCCCATCTTTTCGCCGACCACGTAGATGGAGAGGACGATCACGTAGAAGACGAGCGTCTCCAGCAGGCAGCGGAAAAACTTCTTGAGGTTGAACTTCTCGCCCTGCACGGCCAGGCCGGCGACCAGCCCGAAAAGGCAGTTAAGCAGGAAGATGAAGAAGATCACAAAGACGATGTCCTTGAGCGGGTAGAAGTAAGCGGCCAGCAAACTGCAGCCGGTTACGATGAGGTTTTTGATGGTGTCAATCATGTCAGTATGTTGCTTTAATGTAAATCGATTTGTCGGTGATCTTTATGGACTCGACCTTCTGGCCGTCCATCTCGAGCTGCTCCTGGATCTCGCGCTGCCAGGTGAGACGCTCATTGTCGAGCACCATCCGGCCGATGCCCACGCCGACGGACACGTCCGCCTTCAGGTCGCCCTTGTTGAACGCAAGGATCAGCGCCTGGTTCTGGTAGAGGATGTCTCCGACCACCAGCCCGGAGGTGATCCGTCCGGAGGAGTCGCGCACCACATCGACGAAAAGGTCAAAGTCTGTGAGTTGTATGCCTCTCATTTTATCAGTGTTTTACTGTTTCATCTTCAAGATCCTCCCGATTGAACTCCGTCGCCCGGCCGGTCGTCTTAGGGACGTTGACGGGGGCTCCGTTTGGATATTCTCCGCAAACCACGCCGCCTGTCGGGATGGTGTGCGTGTGGTCATTAAAAGCGGAGACTAGGTCATTCAGCCCGTCCACGAGCGGCTCGATGTTCACCAGGCCGCCGAGCTTCCCGCCGTTGATCTCGATGCGCTCCACCTCGTCGACGACGAGCACCACGAGCTCCGCGAGATCTCCGGAGAGCGAGCCGACCACTACGGCGCTGCCGACCTTCGGCACGACGAGCAGCTGCTCCTCGACTTCCGCGACGGAGGCGCGCAGGCGCACGCCATCGACGCGCTGCGAGGCAAACTCAACAGTACACGTCTCGCCGTCGACAGCGGCTACGATGCCCTGGTAGACCGCCAGCTGCTGAGGGCCCGCGGCCGCCTTGATGTTGCGAAGTAGTCTCTGTTCCGGTGTCATGGTCACAGCAGTCTATAGCCCAGCTCGACAGTGCGCTTGCCGCCGTCGGCGCTAAACTCGGTTTCGACGGAGCGCACGTAGTACGCGCCGTCCTTATAGTCATAGTCAGGATCGTGCAGCTCGGCCTTGTCGCCGGGCTTAATGTACGGGACCAGCCACGTGACGATGTTGCCGTCGTAGCCGTCGAAGGTGAGCCGCTTGTGCTCGCTCTCGCCGCGCAGCTTCATCGATTCGTCGTCGGACGACATGGCGCGCACGGTGATGCGGTCGCCGCCGGTGGTGCCGTACTCCTTCTCCTTGACCTTGCCGTCAGGCGTGAGGGCCTTGACGACCACGCGGACGCGCCGGTCTTCAGTGCGGCGATAGGTCAAGTCGCTGTCCTGGATATTCCGCGTAAAGTCGTAGATCACGGTGTTGCCGACCTTCTCGCCGGGACCGTGCACGTGAAGAACCTTCCCCTCGATGTAGATGTCAGCGCCGCTCTCCTCCTGCACCTTCTTCAGGACGTCGTAGCCGGTCGCGCTGCTGATCACGAAGTTCTGATAGGTCCAGCTGTATGAGCAGTCGACGGAGAATCCGCCGCCGACGCCCTCGACTACCTTGGCGAGAAGCGCCGACAGGGATACGTTCTTGAGCTGCTCGTCCGGCAGGGCCTTCCGGAAAAGGAAGAGGTCATCCTCGCACTCGAGCGTGATGGCGCCGCCGTCGGTACCGACACGCTGCACCCAGCCCTCGAACTCCTGCACCATGCCGATCTCCTCATAGCCGAGATTGATGATGACGCGGTCACCGCGGTGGATTTTGTCCTCCACCTGCAGGGCTGCATTATACTCGGCGCCCGGGAGAGTGATGATGGCCGTGTCCGCCAGCTCCTCGACGGAGCGGCGCACCTCGACCTTCTCGACCATTCCCAGCCGGTAGTCTCCAACCTGTATGTCGAACTTCATCGTAAACATGTCTAGATCTGTTTGAGGTCTTCCTTGCGCAGCAGCAGCTTGTAGATGTCGTCGGACACGGCGCCGATGGTATAGGCCTGATTGGCCACGCCCGGCGTGAAGGGCATGCTCCAGCTCTCGATGACGATCTGGTTGATGGAGAAGATCTCCAGCAGCGGAGACTTCACCAGGACACGGCCGGCCTCGCAGAAGGCGCGCAGCTGCTTGACGTCCGCGGACGGATAGGCGCCGTCCGTGCTGATCAGAATGCCGGAGATGTTGACGCTGTAGTCCCCTTGTGACCAGCGCTCCTTGATAGTGCCGCGGACGGATCCCTTGGACACCTGCTTCTTCACGATGACGTTGGAGCCCTGGAGGGTGACCTGCGGCTCGTAAGGCAGCAGCCACCAGTCTCCGCCTTCCAGCTTAAAGTAGAGCGGGAATGTCATCGGCACGCCGATGGCGTTAGCCACGACGATGTCCGTGAGCTGCTCTTCGGTGAGCTGCGCGATGCTATATCCTTCCGGGACAGATCCGGCCGGGAGCCGGCGGACGAGGTCCTCTAGTATGATCCTGTTCTCTGCCATTATTTTGCTGCGCTGGTTGCAATTTCAAGTGAGCGGTTAATGCCTTCCAGGATGGCGTCCTGCAGGGCGCGAGTGTCGCGGCTGTCAGTGGTCGTCACATTGATGTCGTCGAAGAACTTGGAGATGTTGATGACGATGGAGGTGTTGCGGGTTCCGCCGGTGGCGATGTCCTTCGCGAGGGAGCCGGCGCCAGATCCGGAGCCGGAGCCGGCGGCGCCGGCCGCCGGAGTGAGCCCCGCGGCAGCTGCTACGCCGCCGGCGGCGGACGGCGTGCTGATGCCGCCTTCCTTCGCCTTCTGCTTGCCGCGCTCGGTGGCCAGGTTGTTCGCGTAGTTGTAGCTCCAGCTCTGCGCCAGGTCCCGCGTCCCCTTCGCGGCGTTCTTAGCCGCGTCGATGCCGAGAAGCATCGAGCCGCCGCTCTTCGCGGCCTCCCAGGCGCCCTGGAAATCTCCCTTGAAGAGCTTGCCGATGGCCTCGCCCAGCTTGCCGACGCCGCCGAGAATTCCCTGAATCCGGTCGAGGACGTAGGTCTTCAGGATCTCGCCGAAGCCTTTGATGGTGTCCCACAAGGTGATGATGAAAGCGCGGAAGCCGGCGAACTTGTTCCAGCAGACCACGACGGCGGCGGTAAGCGCCGCGATGCCGGCGACGATCAGGCCGACCGGGTTCAGGTTCATCACAAAGTTGAGAACCTTGAGGACAGCCACGAAGCCGGATGTGAGAACCGTTCCAATCTTTGTCGCGACGTTATAGGCCACTATTGCGGCCGTGAGAGGGCCGGCGACAGCCAGGATCGTCTGGAAGTTATCAGCGACCCATTTGGCGCCCTTGGCGACCAAATCGAGCCCCTTGCCGAGTATGTTGATGGCCGGGATGAGGTACGGCTGGATTATCTCGTAGATGTTGAGCAGGGCGCCCAGCAGCTTTCCCTTCAGCTGCTCCCACGCTCCATAAGACGTCTGTGCGATCTTCTCGGTCATATTGGCGAACTTGCCGCCAGGGCCGGTTGCGCGCTCGAAGGCCGAGCGGACCTGGTCGAAGGTGACAAGGCCCTTGGACATCTCGTCCTTCAGCTGGGCGACGGACTTGCCCGTCTGCGCGGAAATGTCGAGCAGCGGGTTGTATCCGGCGTTGATGAGCTGCAGGAGATCCTGTCCCTGCAGCTTGCCGGCGGCGGAGATCTGGCCGAATACCAGGGCCAGCTGCTGCAGCTTGTTCTTGTCGCCCATCGCGACGTCGCCGAGCATCTTGAGATCTTCCACGACGGACTCCGTACTTACGCCGAAGCCGAGCATCGTCTTCGCCGCCTCCTGGGCGGACGAGCGGTCCCAAAGAGTGTTATCCGCGTACTTGTTGATCTCTCCGAGCATCTTCGCAGCCTTGCTCTCAGATCCGACAAGGACGTTGAATGCCGTCGCCGTCTTTTCGGCCTGCATGCCGAGGTGTGAGACGACGCCGATGCCGGCCGTCAGCTGGGCCAGAGGATTCGCAAAGAAAGAACCGCCGGGCAGCGAGCGGAGCGCGTTGCCCAGGCCGCCGACGCGGCCGGAGAGGCGCGACGCCGAGCGGTCGGCAGCGTCAAGTTTACGCTGCACGCCTTCGATTTTACTCGACGCCGAGCGCTCGCCGGTGGCGGATATATTGATGAGGTATTCTGCGGTGTTGCTCATTTGCGTGGTCCTGCTTCAGTTTGTCGGATGTGTTTCAGCTGCTGGATCTTCTCAGCCCACTGCTGGTCCGTCAGCGTGTCCGGGTCGATGTGGAGGTAGTAACGGAGCATCGTGTCCATGTAACCAATCCAGTTCCCTTCCGGACGACCGTCGGCCAGCTCTAGAGTTTTTTTATCTCGGCCTCCTTCGTTTCAGAGAGGATTTCGAGTTTGGGGACGGCGGCGAAGAAGTATTCGTCATCGTTCTGGATCTCCATGTCGCCCTCAATCCAGCACGTCCGAAGGAGAAGCTCCGCGAACTTGATGGAATCCTTGGCCTGTGAGCTGCCGGCCATCGCAAAAGAAAGGTCCGTGCGGGTGGGCTTGTGGAGGATGGCTTTCTTTTCACCAACAACGATTTCGAAGATCTTATCGTCGCCGTATTTCTTTTTCCAGTCTTTAAGCTGGTCTGCGGTGTAAGTAAACATATTTCAAACGGTGTTTTGTGTGTGTTTTAAAAGAAGGGCCCGGGGGCTCCGGGCCCTACGGATTAACGGTAGTCGTTTTCGACGGCGAGGGCGATGAAGGGAAGCTCGATCTCCATGAACTTGTCATTCTGGTTGAGAGACTTCGGATCTTCGGTGAACTCGACGCCGCGGACAAGGTCGGTGTGGATCACGTCGCCCATCGACGGATTGCCATAGGCAACCACGACGTCGGTCGTGATGTCCAGGATGCTGCCGGTAGCAGACGCCGCCTGCAGGGCGATGACCTCAGACTGCAGAAGACGGATGGAGCCGGTGTAGGACTTGTTCCCGCGCTGGATGCCGTGCGGCATGTTGCCCTTCGCGTACAGGGCTTCCTTCTCCTGGGCAGAGCTGTAGCTGATGCCGCGCAGACCGGTGACGTCCCGGCCAGCCAGCACCACGGTCACGTCGGACCATTCATATTCGTGAGTGTTGAACATAAGGCGTTAGCTTTCGTTGTCAGTCAGGAATCCCAGATCCACCTCGATGTCACGCGCGTAGCCGTAAGGGCGCACGCGCAGCGTTGCCCTGACCTTCGAGGTGCTCAGCACGTTCTGCGCCGGATCGATGAAGCAGACGCAGCCGGAGCCGTCGACAAGACTGAGCTCTCCCTGCGCGCCCATCTGGCGATTGATGGCGCCTTCGACGGAGGCCTGCCAGCTCTTGAGGACAGGAGCCTGCATGGTGCCGTCGTTGTTCACCTCAATCTCGTCGAGCAGGTACTGCAGCAGCGTCAGGTAGGCGATGCGTGCGGCCTTGTCGACGGTACGGCGGGCGGTCAGGTGTGCGTAGTCGTCGGAAGCGGCGCAGGCGAGGCGGTCGTCATTGAAGAAGTAGCCATCCTGGCCGTAGAAGATGCGCGGCGTGATGTAGCCCTTGCCGTAGATCGTCTCCACGTCGTCCATCACGTCGTCGACCAGGGCGGCGCCGAGATAGAAGGAATCTGGGGAGAGCGGGCCGTCGGCCACGCGGCCGATGTTGCGCTGCACCGGGACGGATGCGATTCGGCCGGCGAGCACGCCGACAGCGGCGTTCTTCGTCGACGCCGGGGAGCCGGCGGTACCGCCGACCTTCGTGTCGCCGATGAAGATGCCCACGCGGTTGTAGGCGGAAGAGGAGAGATCCCGCAGGGAGCTGGCGCCCGCGTAGGCGCGGCCCTCCAGGATCACGAAGATCGGAGAGTAGAAGTGGCTGGCGGCATAGTCCGCGAGGTCCTGGGCCTTCGGGAGAGCCGTAAACACATCCGGATCCAGGCCTTCGGTGACGGTGGGCGACGCGGAGCTCTGCTCGGCGACGATGATGCCGCGCAGGACACCGTGAAGACCTGCGATGATGGCCGTGAGCGGACCGTCGAGATGGTTGCACGCGGTAGTCATCGTGTAGGTGTTCGCCAGGCCCAGAATGTATAGCGGCGTGCCCTCCTCAGCCTCCCCGTAGAACTGGTCCACCAGCTCGACGAGGCGAGCATTGGCGGTCGACGTCACGCCCAGCGGTTTGAGGTCGCCGGGGCGCACGATCCGGTACGGCGTGCCCAAGGCGAAGGTATCGGACACAGCTGCCGCTCCGATCACGCAGAGCATCAGCAGGCCGTCCTGGCTTTCAGGGGCTGCGCCGAGCAGTCCGTTGAGATAGTTGATTTTAACTCTAGGAAGCATGGATTTCTGGTTTTATAATGTGCCGCCTCCGGAAAGGCGCCGGGGGCGGCACACGTTAAACATTGAGTCCTTCCGGAGACTAGCTCTCGGTGACGTTGACGATGGCGATGACCTCCTTCGCGCCATTCTTCGCCTTCAGGTAGGTGGTACCAGGGGCGACGCCGGTCACGACGACGGAGGCGCCGGTGTTGGCACTGATGGTCGCGACCTCGGTGTTGCCAATCTCCCACTCGGTCGAAGCAGAGAAGCTGCTCGGCGTGGCGGTGGCAGCGACGGTCTGCGTCGCGGTACCGACAATGTCGATGGACATGTCGTCGAGCACGAGGGCGGTCGGAGAGGCGGCGACGACCTCGATGGTGGCCATGGCTTCCTGCCCGCCGTTCTTGGCCTTCAGCCAGGTGACACCCGGGGCGACGCCGGTCACGACGACGGAAGCGCCGGCGGTTGCGCTGATGGTGGCGACTTCAGGATTGCCGATCTCCCACTCGGTGTAGACGGACTCGGAGGACGGAGTCGCGGTGGCGGTGACGGTCTGCGTCCCGGTGCCGGTGATGTCGATGTCCTCGTCGGAGAGGGCCAAGCCGGTGACTGCATTGGCCGGGGAGGACACGATGGCGTAGACGCCCTTCTTGTCGTAGCGGCGGATAGCACCGCCGACGCGGACCAGGAAGGAGTAGATGTCGCCGAAGTACAGCGGATTGTCCTTGCTGTCGAACATCACGACCTCACCGAGGGCGCGGCTCACGCTGTCACGCTGCCAGGCGAGAGCGCCGGCATTGTCGGTCTCCGCGCCGGCATCGCTGAGGGCCTTGAGCGTGCCGTCCGCAGCGAAGCGGTAGACGGTGGAGCGCATCATGACCTCGAAGCCGTAGAGCATACCCATGACGCCACGCTTGACGTCGGCAGCCTGGAAGAAGCCGATGGCCTGCGTCTCGGTCATGCCGTCAAGCAGCTGCTGGTACATGTCGGCGTCGAGCAGGAGGACACGGCCGTCGATGGGCACGTTGTCGGCGTTCATGCGCTTCTGGAGGTTGGAGACGTCCTTCGTGCTGATGGCCTTGCGCAGGCCGGTGGCGGAAGGGGTCCAGGCGGACACGGCCTTTCCAGTGGTGAGCACGCGCATCCCGGCGGCCGGGCACCAGTTCTTGAGTATGGCTTCGGCGGCGTGGAAGATGATCTCCTTGCGGTCCTGAGAGATCACGCTGTTGCGCTTGTTGTAGGACAGCTCGACCATGTCGGCATAGGGGATGCGGACCGGGTTGGTCGTCAGCTCGTCGAGGACGTAGTCGACGTCCTGGTCGTTACGGACGTAGGCGGTAGCCGGGTAGGTATCGCGGTTGAGCACGACACCGGACGGGGAGCCGGCGTTCGGGATGTGAACCCGCTTGCCCTCGTTGACATAAATGTCATCGTTGACGGCGCGGGAGAGGAAACTGTCGTCGGCGAAGAGACCCTCGATGATGTCCCTCTGCCAAATTTCTTTCTGTACTGCCATATTGCTTGAGATTTGTTAGTTCGCCTTCGTTCCGAATTTCTCCTGGAACTTAGCCGCGTAGAGATCCGGATGTTCGTTCTTGAGCTCAGCGAGGCGCTCGGCCTGGTCGATCTCGTCCCAGGACATCTTGGCGAGGTCCTTGGTCTTGTCGGATGCGCCGGGGGCGCCCTTCAGGAAGTCAGCGATGTTGACGGGCTTCTGCTTCGCCGGAATCGCGTCGATGATCTTGCGAGTGTTCGGCTCATCGGCCGCCAGAAGCGCCTTAAAGGTAGCGACCTGATCCTCGGAGATACGACCCTCGGATTTGGCCCTGTTGAGATACGCCTCGATCTCCTTCTCCTTCGCGGCCTTCAGGTCGCCCTGGAGCTGCTTGACCGTAGCCTCAAGCGCCGGCACTTTCGCGGCAGCATTGGCAAGCGTTCTGATCTGACCGAGAGCCTGCTCTTCGCTCAGATCCTTGAAGGAAGATTCCTTCTTCAGTTCAGCAAAAAAATCCATTTTATCAGTTTTAATAGATGGTGTTCTGTTCTCGAGGACGGAGTTTGCAAACGCATACGCCGCCTCGGCGGTGGGAGCTGTACCGAGCGATTCGGAACCGGCGACGTCGAAGATGCTGTCGCAGAGCCCGCGGCGCTTTGCCTCATCTGCGGTCATCCAGTGATCCTTCCCGTCAAAGAATTCGGCCTTGACGTCCTCGGACGACATCCCGCACTTCTTGCTGATCATCTCAGCCAGGGAGCTCTCGAGGCTCTCGATCTGGTCGGCGCATTCGCGCAGATCCTGCGCATTCCCGCGGCATCCGCCGCTCACCTGGTGGAGCATCAGGCGAGAGAAGCGCGACATGTGGAGAGGCTTGCCGCACAGGGCGATCACTCCAGCGATGGATGCGGCCACGCCGTCGACGTAGATGTTGATGTTGGAAGCGGACCCGCGCAGCGCGTTATAGATGGCCATGCCGGCAAACACTTCGCCGCCGTGGGAGTTGATATGCACGTCGATGAACGGGAAGTCCTGCTGCAGGATGAGCAGCTCGGAGACGACGCGCTCCGGATTGACCGGCTCCTTCTCGCCGACAGCCCCGTAGAGCATCAGCGAAGCGCGGTCCGGAGAAGTGGCCACGACATTCAGGAAGGAGAACTTCGTTTTCGGTTTACTCATAAGCGAAAATTATCGTTTGTTCGTTACGTCGCAAAAATGCGCATACTTTTTCAAGAAAAAAAACGCGCGTTTCGCGCGATAAAATGTATTGATATTGTGGATGCTACGCGCTTTGATGCGGGAAAATTACGATTCGCGAAACTCATAATAAAAAGCAATCTTTGCGAAAAAGATTTGCTTATGGCTGCAGCACTTAAGAACAACCAGAAGAAAACAATCGCGAAAGAGCTCTACCTCGCCGGCGACTACACCTTTGAAGAAGTGGCCGACAAGGTCGGCGCTGCGCGGCAGACGATCGCCCGCTGGGCGAAGGACGAAGGCTGGCGTGACATCAAGGCATCGATGACCGTCGGAAAGGACAAGATGCTCAAGAACCTGTACGCCCACGTCCAGACAATCAATGACGAGATCCTCTCCCGTCCGGACGGAGAGCGGCGGCCGACGCCGGCAGAGGCCGACATCCTGGCGAAGCTCTCCTCCTCCATCGGAAAGCTCGAGACGGAAGGGGGCATCCACGAGCTCGTCAACACCGGCATCGCCTTCCTGACCTGGCTGCGCGGTGCAGATCCGCAAAAGGCCGTCGAGTTCAGCTATCTCTGGGACGCATTCATCAAGGACAAACTCCGCTAGACCATGAAAGAGATCGACAAAAGAGCGCTGCAAGAGTGGGAGATCTTCCGGGAGAACATCCGCCGGGAGACGCCCGTCGAGCAGCTGAGCGAAGCGGAGAAGCAGCGCAAGAAGGCCTACCTCGAGGCGCATCCGGTCGAGTGGATGAAATACTTCTTCCCGAACTACGCCAGCTGCGACTTCGCGCCCTTCCAGGTGGCCTCCATCAACCGGATTTGCCGAAACGACGAATGGTACGAGGTATGGAGCTGGAGCCGCGAGCTGGCCAAGTCCACCATCGCGATGATGCTCGAGCTCTTCCTGATGCTCACCGGCCGCAAGCATTTCCTGCTGATGGTCAGCGCGACGCAGGACGCCGCGGTCCGCCTGCTGGCTCCCTACCGGGCGAACCTCGAGGCGAACCAGCGCATCATCGCCTTCTACGGCGAGCAGGAGAACATCGGCAAATGGGAGGAGGACCACTTCGTCACCAAGAGCGCCCTCACCTTCATGGCCGTCGGCTTCGGCAACGCGCCCCGTGGTACCAGAAACGAAAGCGTCCGTCCGGACATCATCGACATCGACGACTACGACACTGACAAGGACTGCCGCAACCCCGTAACCCTGGACAAGAAAACCGAGTTCATCGAGCGGGCCGTCATTCCTACCCGGTCGGTCAACAAGCCGACGCTGATCCTGGCGAAGGGCAACCTCATCGCGAAGGACACCGTCATCGGACGCCTGGGGAAGAAGGCGGACAAGCACAGCATCGTCAACATCGTCGACAAGGACGGTAACAGCAGCTGGCCGCAGAAAAACACCCTCGAGCACATCGAGCGCGTCATGGCGACCATCTCCACCGCTTCCTTCCAGGCGGAATACATGAACAACCCGATCCAGGAGGGCAAGGTCTTCAAAAATCTCGCCCTTGGGAAGGTCCTGCCGCTCAGCGCCTTCAAGTTCTTGGTCTGCTACGGCGACCCGTCCACCTCCAACAAAGGCGGAGGATCCACGAAGTCGCTCTGCCTCGTCGGCTGCGCGAAGACCACCTTCTACGTGCTGAAGGTCTTCGTCGACCGATGCACTAATGCGAACTTCATCGACTGGTACTATCAGATGAAGGAATACGTCGGCGGCCGCGTGCCGGTCTTCTACATGATCGAGAACAACAGCCTGCAGGATCCGTTCTACGAGCAGGTCTTCCTGCCGCTCATCCGCGAGGAGAATATCCGCCGGCATGACAGCCTCTTCATCACCGGAGACGCACGGCCGAAAACCGACAAGGCCGCACGTATCGAGGCGAACCTCGAGCCGCTCGACCGAAACGGTGCCCTGATCTTCAACGCCGCCGAGGCCGACAATCCGCACATGGTCGAGATGATTGACCAGTTCAAGCTCTTCGAGCCGACGCTTCCGTTCCCTGCCGACGGCCCGGACGCCGTGGAGGGCGCCGTCGCCTGCGTGAAGCGGCGCCTGCTGCAGGACGGCTCCCGCATCGACGTGGTATCGCGGGCCGAGCTCATCGACAGCTACTCGCGCATGTAATGCGTATAAATTGACGTGAAACGCTAATTAAATATCATTTTATGAGCCAGTTCATACAGGAAACAGACTACGACGCCTCGATCCACCGAGAGATCCTGGACGCCCTGCTCCGCCACGACAGCGACGTCGCCGACTCCGCCATCGTGGAGATCTGTGAGGACCGCGCCATCGAGGAGATGCGCGGATACCTGGACAAGTTCTACGACACCGAGGCCCTCTTCAGCGCCTCCGGCGAAGACCGCAATCAGCTCGTGCTGATGATGGCAGTCGACATCACCGTCTATCACATCTATTGCCAGCACAACCCCTACAAGATCTCGCAGGTCCGCAAGGATCGCTACGACCGTGCCGTCGAATGGCTGAAGGCCGTGGCCGCCGGCAAAGTAACCATCGCAAACGCTCCCCGGCTCCCGGAGGAGGCGGCCGCCAATGCTTCGCCCTGGCAGCTGCGCTCCAATGAGCTCCGGCCTACACACATCTAAAGCATCACCACTATGGCAGAAAGAAGAGGCCGTCCTGCGGCCAAGAAAGAAATCACCCAGGGAGGCATCACCCAGCTCTCCCCGACCCAACGGAACCTGACCGTCATCCTGCAGTCTCCGGAGCTCTTCCACTTCGACATCCGGAGATACATGGCCGGCCTGCAGTCGGCCAGCGCCATCGACTTCTATAACCGCGCGGAGCTGTACGACATCTATCACTCCGTCTCCACCATCGACGGACACCTCAAGGGAATCATCAACAAGCGCCTGAGCGCCGTTGCCCGCGAGCGCTTCGAGTTCCAGCGCGACGGGAAGCCGGACGAGGAGATCAACAAGCAGATCCGCTCGCCCTGGTTCCGCCGCTTCGTCAAGGAGGCTGTCAACTCCAAGCTGTGGGGATTCTCCCTCTTCCAGTTCAAGCGCGATGACGCCGGCTGGATTGACTTCGACCTGATTGACCGAAAGCACTTCGACCCTGTCAAGAAGCAGGTGCTGCTCTATGAGCGCGACGTCAACGGCGTCCCGCTCGAGATGTTCTCCAACTGCCTGCTGGTCTGCGACGACCCGCGCGGGCTGGGAGATCTCGCCACCTGCGCTCCGTACGCCCTCTATAAGCGTGGAAACATGGGCGACTGGGCCCAGTTCTGCCAGATCTTCGGCATGCCGATCCGCGAGTACACCTACGCGGCCGGCGACGAGGAGGCGCGCAAGCGCTTGCTCGACGACGCATGCAAGCAGGGCGCCAATGCGGTCTACATCCATCCGGAGGGCTCCAACATGACGCTGCATGAGTCGACGCAGAAGAGCGGCACGAATGACCTCTACGAGCGCTTCTGCGATGCCTGCAACGACGAGATGTCCATCGCCATCCTGGGCAACACGCTCACCACCAAGAGCGACACCAACGGGACGCAGGCCCTTGGTACCGTCCAGGCGAAGGAGCAGATGAAGATCACCGAGGACGACGTGCAGTTCATCCTGGATCTGCTCAACTATGACATGACTGACATCTTCTCGAGCCTCGGAGTCGACACCTCGAATGGAGAGTTCGTGCGCGTTCAGGAGAAGTACATGGACAAGCAGGTCCAGATCAACGTCGTCAGCACGCTTAAGGAGCTCGGCCTGCCGATGTCGGACGATTACCTCTACCAGGTATTCGACGTCGAGAAGCCGGAAGACTACGATAAGCTGAAGAAGGAGATCGAGGCGACGCGCATCGCCGCCGAAGAGCGCTCCGGGGAGTTTGCGCGGCGGCTCAATGAGCCCGCCAATGATATCGAAGAGAAAGAGCGCTTCTTCAACAGGTTCAAGCGTTTTTTCGGGCTAGCCCCGCGGGGCGGGGCGCTCGAGGATCCCTTGCCGTTCTGATTGACACGCAGTACGGCTGCAGCTGCCCGGCCTGCCAGGATCTGCGCAACGAAGGAGCGGAGATCCCCGTCGAGTTCAGCGCCCGCGCCCTGGCGGAAGGTCTTCGCGCCATCTTCGAGCGCGAGATCAACGTCAGGACGCAGATTGAGAAGCACATCTTCTTCGAGACGCTGCGCCTCTTCAATGAGGCGACAGCCAGGGGCCTCGCGGAGAGTCTCGAGCCGGAGGACGTGCCGGACCGCTTCATTGAGGAGCTGCGCAACAATAACGCAGTGTTCTCGGCCTTCAAGACGCACCGGTACCAGAACGACATCGCCCGTCAGCTGATAGATCCGGAGACCGGCCAGCTCAAGAGCTTCGACCGCTGGAAGCGCGACATCCAGGGGATGACAGACCACTATAACGGCAGCTGGCTGGAGACGGAGTACAACACCGCCGTCATCCGGGCGCACCAGGCCGCCGACTGGAAGCACTTCGAGGAGGAGCGCGACGTCTTCCCGAATCTTCAGTGGATGGAGACGACCTCCATCACGCCGGATCCTATCCACCAGCACTACTGGGCGCTTCGGCTTACGCTTCCGCTCGACCATCCCTTCTGGAAGGAGCACAGGCCGGGCGACCGCTGGAACTGCAAGTGCTCCCTGAAGCAGACTGACGAGCCGGTCAACGGCGCCGCGCTCGACGGCTGGGCGCCTCCGCTGCCGATGCCCGGGCTGGACAACAACCCGGCCGAAGACGGCCGCATCTTCAGCTATTCGCACCCGTACTACACCGAGGCCTATCCTGGTGCCGGCGACGCCACCAAGGCGCTGCTCAACAGCATCGGAATACCTCGGAAGTAAATAGTAACCAGAAAAGTAACTAGCAAATGCCCGCACCGGACCTCCTCAAGATGGTCAGCGATGACCTCAAAGAGCTGCAGCGCATCCAGCAGCGCGTCCTGCCTGTCAAGGTAGGCCGCGCCGTGCAGAGCTCCGTCCGGGAGAACTTCCGCCGCGGCAGCTTCTACGGCGGCCAGGAGTGGCAGGATCCTCTCCGGAGAAAACTCGGCTTCTCCGGCGCTGGCGGCCAGTATGGACCGCTGCTCTCCGGCAACGATCACCTGATGATGTCGACGGACTACGTGCCGATGACCGGCAAGGTGCTCATCCGCAACCTGGTCAAGTACGCATCCGTGCATAATGACGGCGACGAGATCTCCGTCACGCAGCGGATGAAGAAATTCTTCTGGGCGAAGCACTACGAGGCCCAGGAGATCCGCGGGAAGGGATCCGTCGAGGCGGACTTCTGGCGCAACATGGCCCTGAAGAAGCCGGGCGGAAGGATAAAGATTCCGCGCCGGCACTTCCTGGGCCCTGACAAATCCGTCGACAAGATCGTGAAGGATGTCGTCGACACCGAACTCAGAAATTTCGTAAAACAGCATTCAAATGGAAAAGTTACTGCAAGATCTCATTAACCTCTTCGGGCAGCTGATGCCTGAGCTCCGGACCGTCGACGAAGACTACGGCCAGCTGGAGATGCTCAACCAGGAGAACCGCGACACCTACCCGCTGACGTTCCCTGCCGTTCTCATCGACGCGCCGGAATGCAGCTGGACCAACATCAAAGGACTCTCCCAGATCGGCCAGGCGACCATCCGCGCCCGGCTGATCCTGGACTGCTACGACGATACGCACTACGGCTCGACCACGACCGAAAAGATCGCAGAGCGCGCAGCCATGCGCAGCCAGGTCCACCAGCTGCTGCAGGGGCATCGCATCGATGGCTTCGGCCCGCTCATCCGGAGCGGCAGCCGGTTCTTCACCTGGGACCACGCGATCAAAGTCTACGAGCAGACCTACAGCTGCGAAGTCACCGAGATCATAGAACCGCCTACAACGGGCGTCCAGGCGTCGCCCGAGGTATCTGCTCGGATTTAACCTATAAGTTAAAAATAGAGGGCCGCAGCGCGTTGCTGCGTCCCTCTATCGTGTCGGTTAGAAGTCTCCAGTGTGCCAAATCGACCAGTTGATGTAGTCGAAGATCTTAATAAACCAGCGAAGCATATCTCGAAAATTATTACATCGCTCCGCAACAGTCTTCGATGATCTTCTCCGTCTTTGACTCCTGCTCGAGCTGCTGGTCAAGATAGGCGACGCCAAGTGCAAGGCCCTTTATAATCTCCCGTCTCCGGTTGTTCGGGCACGGCTTCCACCATTTGATGTCAAACGGCCAGAACTGCCTCGGCAAGACAAAGTATTGGCCAGGTCCTTCAGGCCCTTTTTCGAGGGTGACGGTCGGCACTTCGGTCGTCATGGTGCCTCCAAAGAATACTCCTCCCTCGCGCGCCTTTTCGTATTTTCTCGACGGATCCAGATAGCAAAGCGCGGCATAAAGCAGCTCATTCTTAACGTGCAGCTGGTCGTGCTCTGCGGAGAATCCCTCTTCCCGGATCTGGCGCCGGCGCTCAGCCGCCACACAACGCAGCCCCTTAGTAAGCGGCTCGGCGACCTCGAATCCTTTCGACTCGAGCAGTGTTACTGCAGCTGCAATCACGTCGTTTTCTGCCGCGGGAGCGATCTCCCCGTGGTCCAGCTTGAAGACAAGCACAAAGGCCCATTTAAGCCAAACGAAAGACAGGAAGAATCCTCTATCCTCCTCCCTTGTGCCAATGCTCGGCAAGATCATCGGCAGCAGCTGCACATAGTTCCAGCTGGACTGGTTCCGGATCTCCACGCGGAGCGATTTGAAGAACTTGAACATAAGACAATTAGTTTAAAATAAGAGCAAACTGAAGATTGCAAGAAGCGCCATGACAAAAAGAGCCAGCAACAGGTCCGGGCGCGCGAGCGGGTGCTTGAGGTAGGCAAAATAGGCGAGTCTGGTGGCTTCTCCCTTCTTGTTGCGTTTGAAGAAGTCCCGACAATCCGGGCAAAGTATGTCATCGCGGAATGCACAGCGTTTACAGGGATCGGCTCCCTTCGGGCAGTGGCGCACGACGTACTTGACGCCTTTGTATTTGATCGTATCCATGTCTTATTAGTCGGCGTGTCCAACAAAACGGATGCGCACGCCACTCAGTCCCATGCCAAACCGATCAGGCTTCAAGAAGATGCGCTGGATCCTGGTTACATGGCACCCGAAGGTCTTATACTTCTTCTTGTGCAGATGCTCGCGCTTAAATGCACGAATTTCGGAGTGATTGCTGGTCCCGCGGTTACTTCTGAAGGCGCGAGTGTTTGCTTTTCTTGCTTGTGTGTGTTTGAGTTTCATGACTTGAGTGTTTATAATTCGATGTGTTTAATACAGGTTACTGTGTAGCCGCGGCGACGGAGCTCGTCGACCATGTCCTGGTCGCCCAGGATAATAAAGGCGTCAAACTTCGTGAACGTCTTATCCTCTCCGGTCTTCACCAATGCCTTGACAGTTTTAAGGACGCCTGTCTTCTCTGGAGGAATTTCTTCGGAGCTCGCAGCCTTCTCCCTCTGATCCTTCGATGATCGCTTCGCCGCCGGCTTCTCCGGCGCCGGCGGTCCCTGGACAGCTGCAAGGATCTCGAGAGCGAGAGCCTCATCTTCGACGCGGACTCCGACATACTTCCCTTTCAAGACTAGTTCAATGCCGGCATCTGCTAGGATCTGTCTCGCGCCAGCTATGCGGCATCCAATACGCTTGTAGAGGTTTTCCAGGCGTACCATTCCAGACGTGTTCGGGCGGCCGCCTTTCTTCTTCCCTATGGGGGGGTCAGGAAATGCGTGCGGACGAGGCGCAGCAGCTGCTTGGTCTGCGACTGCTGCAGCAGCTTCTTGCGACGGGCTGGAGAGCTTCTTTTCGGCAGCGCAGAGCCGCGGGCCCTGAATGTCGCGGAAAAGCGTCTCGCGGCCGGAAGCATCGCGGCAGGTGCCGTGTTCAGCGACTACATACTTCCGGCCATTGGAGTCCTGGATGGTGTCTCCAGAATAGACCATCTCATACGCGATGTCCATCCCTATTAGTTCAGCTTTCTTGCTCATAACACTATTTATTTTTCGATGCCGCACAAAAATGCGATTGCTAGTACGATTACGATGGCCGCGACGCTTATGAGAATTCCAGCGAGCCGGTTGTTCCGGCGGAATCTGGGGCAAGTCACCCCATTACAATAGGGGCACGGCCCTCCGAAAGTGGTGCAGGGCTTGCAGAAGGCCCTGGGGGGAAGATTGTATTCTTTCATAACACTATTTCTTTTTTGATTTTACACAAATTCAATGCGTGCTGCAGATCGTGAACATACATAAGAGGCAAGACACCGTATTCGTAACAGTTAATTGTCCACTGAATCCCGTAGGGCGATGCATCATATATTTCCAAAATATGGTTAAAGTCTTCCGGAAAGTGGTGACTCGATACGTGTGTTTCTTCGTTATAGTCTTCGCTCCATCCGTTCTTCTCAAGTATTTCTTTCGTGAGAGGAATAGGGTCTATCTCATTAAACGGGACGAACGGATTTTCAGGACTAGATATTGCGACTCGCGCAGTGCCAAAACCACGAACTTAAACCGGATTTCCTTGATACAGCACCCAGTCGTGCATCATTAATTCTTCTACTTTCATTTTGTCAACACCTCCCGAAAGGCCTCCATGCGTTTTACGAATTCCATGTTATTCAGGACCTCTATGCGGTAGTACGGGCTCTTGTTATGCAGCCAGATGGCCAGCTCGATGTTCCGCTCGGGGTTGTAGTGGTCCTGCATCGCGTAGGTGATCTCGAGAGCCTTCTCGCTGTCGAAGGCATCCTCGAGCTGGTAAGCAGATCCGGACACGCGGTTCACCTCCTTCACGTAGATCGGAGTGAGCTGCAGGATGCCGGAGTCGTGGGCGCTGCCGACGGCCGACGGGTTGTACCGGCTCTCCGTGAGTGCCACGGCCATCCAGAGGATCTCCCATTCGGAGAGCTCGCGCACGGCTGCCACGTGCTGCTCGAGACGGGGCGCCGGCGCCGGCTGATCCTGGACAGGATCCTGGCCGCGACGGCCGTAGCAGAGCAGCAGCACGATGGTGATGATCAGCATCGCTGCAGCGGCCATACAAAGCGCCTCAGAGAGGGCTGACGGGCGCCGCTTGCGAGCCTGGATCTCATCCATCTTATTCTGTAGTTCTTTCGGGTACATGATCTTCTTTTTTGTGTGAAAAAGGGCGCGGTGTAACCCGCGCCCGGGTGATTACTTCGTAGGGACCTTGTCTGCCATCAGGGAAAGCATGTCCGCCGTGATCTTCGGCGGCCTCGCCATCGGTCCCTTCAGCTTGATGAGCTTCTTGATCTCCTCCTCTCCTGTTCGCTGCGCGACGCGCAGGATGTGCAGGATGGTGGCCTCGCTCAGAAAGAACTCTTCTTCGCTCATCACCTTGATTGCGTCATCGCTACGAAGGCGCTGGCGCTCTGTCCAGTAGTAGTACCGGGCCGCGATCTTCGCGTTGCGTTTCTCGATGAGCCGCTGATCTCTCTTTGCTTTCATGGTCCCGGAGTGTTAGGATTCGGTCATACCAAGGGGAAGCGTCTCCCAGTCGTGCACGATGCCTCCCTCCTTGTCGATCTCTCGCTTCTCGAGGCGGATGTAGGTGCGGCTGACTGCCGGCTTGTAGGCGTTCTCGATGATCCGGACACCTTCCAGGAAGCGGGCGTCTCCGGACTCCTCTGCGAGCTTACGCAGACGCACGACGCGGGAGGCCTTCAGGGCGCCGTTGGCCGAGCGCTGCAGGAGCGTGACGACCATGTCGGCCAGCTTCTTGCCGTTCTCGTCCTTCGCCAGGCCCTGGATATATTCCTTCACGATGGTGACTCCTTCCTCGACGGTGTCGTCATAGGCGTCGGTCTCGTAGACTCCGATGGTCACGCGGGCGGTGCCCTTCGCGTTGGTGAACTGATGCGACTTCGGCATGTTCTTCCCGTCGATGCCGAGCAGCTCGGCCTTGATCGCCTGGAGAGCAGCTGCCTGCTCCAGCACTTCGGACTTCTTCCTCCGGATGGTCTCCGAAAGCGGCGAGAGAGACTTCATCGTCGACTTGACAAACGCTTCCGAAAGGTTCTTGTAGTTGTCGCGCAGCTGCTGCACGCGCTCTTCGGCGGCGGCACGCGCCTTCTCCTGTTTGTAGGCCTGGAACTCTGCCAGCTCCTCCGCGGTCATCTGGACCGTCTGATTGTTGTTTTCTGCCATGATATTGATGTTTATTTAAGTGATAACTCGATGGATCTGATCTGCTCGCACGGGCCCTGGCATTCCACAAGCTGGAAGAAAGAGCTGCCGATGTTGAGATAGTGATAGGCCGCGTTGGTCGGGGAGATGACCTCGTCGACGGACGTCCGGGCCAGGTATCTGTTGCTCCTGCAGGCCTTGCGCTCTGCGCTACGCAGCGCGCTGACCAGAGCGGGCACGTCGTTCTCGCTGAGCATGTGGTATTGAAATTTCTCGCTTACCACCTGGCACAGCGCCGACTCCAGACGGGAAGGCCTGGACGACATGCTGAGCGAAGACATGAAATAGAACTTCATACTATTCGTCCTCCTCGACTTTGACTTCACGGGCGCCTTCTGCTGCTCCAGATCCTGCTGTAAGCGCCAGGACGGTGACGACGTATATGATCGCACAGCCGAGAATGACGCCAAGAGCGATAAGAAGATACTTTCCCATAGCCTAGAGCTCTACGATTGCCGGTTTCACTGCGCAGAAGACATAGCCGCGACGGCGCAGCTCCTTCGCGAGCAGATTGTCGGGGATGACCTGGAGTGCAAGCGCGATCTCGGCCATGACGTCCGGAGCCGGGGCGTTATTTTGCGCTTCTTCCGCGCGGACGTGTTGCGGAGCCTCCGCGAGCTTCGCGTCCGTTTTTGACGCCTCTGTGCGCTTGCTGGAGCCCACGCGGGCGATTCCTGCCTTGTCGGCCGCGAGCTGCAGCGTTTCCTGGGCGGACAGCACTTTGACTCCTCCCTGGTCGAGAAGGTCCTGCAGAGGGGTGACGGCGCCCTCATTGAGCGGAGTGGCGAGCCCGTTGACAAGGTTGACGCGGTAGGTGTTTCCCTTAGCGTCGGCGATGAAACTGTTGTTCTTGATTTCTTTTCCGAAGCCATCCTTGAAGATGGTCTCCTGTGCGGTGGTTTTTTTGCGTGACATATTACTCTTTATTTTGTGGTTGAACGGTGCTTGAATGGTGTTTTACGAGGCGAGCTCGGTGGGGCGCACGCGGACGACGACGCCGGGCCGGTCAAAGGGTGCCGGCGCGACAGGATCCTGATCTTGCTCCAGCTTCTTGAGGCCGCCGGCGCGGGCGATCATCTCGAGCTTGCGGACCAGCTGCTGCAGCTCCTCGACGGAGAGCTCCGCGAAGGGCTTGCCGGCGATCTTCGGGCTGGAGACGAAGGCGTTGATGCCATCCCAGTTGTCTATCGTGTCAATGCCGAGCCGGCCGAGGCGGAGCAGCGCGGAGCTGCGCGCCTTGCGCAGAGCTGCGCGGGGCGTATTGGTAGCCTTCTCGAGAGCGGCCACCATCTCATCAAACTCCTCGTCCGACATCGCCGTCAGGTGGGAGGTGCGGCCGTCAGTGTACTGCAGCACGATCTCGTCCTTGTCGATGCGCGGATTCTTGCGGAGAAGCGCGTAGAATTTCGTGTAGGATTTTGCCATTGTGTTCTATTCTTGTGTGTTGTTTTCCTTCTTCTTGCCCTCCCAGTAGCGGTCGGCGCCTTCCTTCCAGATCACGTACTTGCCCGTAGATCCGATGAAGCGGCCTTTGGAGAAGGCGGTGTGTCCTTCGACCCAGATCTTCAGGTCGGCGTCGTACATCATCTTCATCGCGGAGCGGCCGTCCGGCTGCTTGCCGTACACCTGGCTGACCAGGACGAAGAGCTTGCGCGGGTATGCCTTGCGGAGCTCCAAAAAGTCGCGATAGGACAGGCCCATCACCTGGACGGAATCGATGATAATGAAGTCCGGGCTGCGCTGCTTGGAGAGGCGCTCCTTGAGCGTTTCCAGGCTCTCATTGTCGATCACCTGGAGATCCGCTCCGCACTCGGCCATGCCGAGGCGCGAAAGGGTGTTCTGGAAGCTCAGCGAGTATCCCTCCTCACGGGAGACGTACAGGACGCGACCGCTCGCCGTAAGCATCTTCGCAAACGACATGACCGCCGAGCTCTTGCCGTTGCCGCTCTGTCCCCAGAAGAATACGGTGCCGTTCCGGGCGATCTCGTCGCCCAGGCAGCCGCGCCATTCTTCAGATACGGGGAGCGTGCGGTTGCGCACGGAGAGCACCTGTCCCGCCGAGATCGTCTGCTTCATGACTTACTCCTCCACAGCTGACGTGTTAGACAGGCCGAGACGGCTGAGCTCGCGGTGGACGGCGCGCTTGACGCGGCGCAGGTCGTTGCCATACATGGCGGCGTCCTTCTTGACGGCCGCGATGGACGTCTTGTCCTGAAGACCATTGGCGATGCAGATCTGCTCGACCTCGTTGGTCTTCACCGGCGAGAGGTCGACGAAGCGACGGCCGATCCGGCTCTCCATCTCGTCGTAGCCCTTGATGTCATTGTCGACGCCGCGGCGGAAACGCTTCTTGATGGCATCGGTCGACAGGAAGATGATGCCGCAGCGGTCCTCCAGGGCGTTGTAGATGTTGATGAAGTAGTACATGACGTTGTTGGCGAGCTTGTCGGCCTCGTCGAAGATCAGGAGCGGCCGGTCCAGCGTCACGATGTGACGGAGAAGGGCGCTGAATGCCTCGCGGACGGACATCCCCTGCGTGCGGACGCCGACCTGACTGGCCAGCTCGTGCACGAAGTCGGTGCGCGTCATGTCGGAAGCGCACGTCAGACGGTAGACGTTGCGGTGCGTCGCGGCGTAGCTGCCGGCGGCCGTGCTCTTGCCGGTACCGGCCGGAGCAGTCACCCACATCACTGAGCTGTTGAACTGGGAGTCCTCCAGGAAGAGCATCATGTCGCGATAGGCGGACGTCGAGAAGATCTGCCAGCCCTCGTGACTGACGAGCTGCGACTCGATGCGAAGAAACATCTCATCGCTGATCTTGTCAAACTTGCCATTGAGGATGTTCGACACGGTGGGCGCGCTGGTGCCCTTCAGGGAAGTGGCCGCCATGTTCGCGGACGGGAATCTCTGCACGTAGAGCGCGAGTCTCTCGCGGATCTTCTGCTTTTGTGTTTCCTGTAACATATCTTTTCTTTTTTTGTGGTGGTTGCGTGTCTAGAGGCGGCAGAGCGCATTGTCGATGTCGTACTGCGTCTGGAGGCTCTCCTCCTTGGTGAAGCGGCCCTCGCTCTCCGGGTAGATCTCGGCCGGCGCCGGCTCCCGGGCGAGCAGCTCCTGCTCGGCGCGTGCGTCCAGGCGCTCGTAGCTGGCCCGGCTCTCATTGAAGCCGGTGATGCCGGTGCTCGTCAGGCCATGCTGCTCCGGAGCTACGCCGTGCTCGACCAGCAGCGTGTAGGTCTCCTTCTCGCGGCGCAGGCGGTGCACCTTGTTGCGCTCGTCCTGCAGGCGGATGAAGCTGCGGTCCTCCGGCGTCTGGTCCTGCAGGGCGCGCGGGATGATCCGGTAAGGAGCGGCGTCAGCCTCGAAGCGGAAGCCGTAGCTGTCCTTCGTCAGCAGTCGCACGCGCTCCATGTCGTGCGGGTCGAACTGCACGAAGAACTCGCGGCCGATGTTGCGGTCACGCCAGTCGAGATCCGGAACGTCCGGAGCTGAGTATACATCGTAGCGGTACTCCTCTCCGTTCACCTGGATCGCGATGCCCTGCGGGGTGAAGCGGGACGGGCGCGTTGTGGTACGCCAGAACAGGTCGCGCTTCGTCGCGTCGCACAGCGTCTCCGTGGCGGCGTTCTGCGTACCAAGGTACACGTCCATCCTGGAGCGGCCGGCGAAACGGCGGACGTCCGGATGCGCCGACTCATTCCAGCGCTTCCGGGCGTCCATATATGCGGCCACGACCTCCTCATAGGTGGGAAGCGCGGCGACGTTCTTCTCGATGAGCTCGCGGTTGATCCTGGCGGCGTCAGATCTGGCCGTGACGTTGCCGCCGGTGTAGAACCAGTATTGGTGCAGCTGCTGCGCCTGGAACCGTCCGAAGACGGACTCGATCGTCTTCGCGCTCGGCTCGTGCGGAGCGGTGGGACGGTAGACGGTGGCGATGCGCGCCAGCCATTCGCTGGCCTCCGAGCTCTTCGTACCTCCCTGGTTATCGCTGACCAGCTCGTAGGGTTTGTGGCCGGCGAACTCTAGCGCGTTGCGGTAGGCCTCGCGCATCATCTCGAAGTTTTCCACGGAGCCGATCTGGCAGCCCAGGAAGACCTCGGTGGCGGCGTCGATCACCTCGAAGACGTAGAGCGTGGCCACGCGGTACCGGCCGTCGACATAGGCCTTGTAGAAGAGGTTGAGCCTGGTACCATCACCATACCAGAGGGCGTCGCGCACGGTGGGCAGAGAGGTGGCGAACTGGTATTGGTACCGGCGTTTCGCGGTGAGGCTTCCGAGAGTGGATCCCTCCCATCGCGGGCGCACATCCGGGCGGTTGAGCGTGTTCGTGATGGTGGCCAGGCTCTTGACTTCCTTCCATCCACGGGCAGCTGCTTCTTCGTTGTACTTCGCCAGGATCTGCGCGTTGTTGTAGACCGGCACGCGGGAGCACTTCAGCGCGATCAGGAATTCGACGACGTCGTCAGTCATCTTGCCGGCATTGGCATTGACCAGGCGGCCGGACACCAGGGCGGCGTAGCCGTCGCGTCGGTAATCGCGCAGCTTCTCGCGCAGACGGGAAATGTTCTTCGGGAGGGTGTGCGCGCAGATGTCGCGCAGGGCTTCGCAGCGGTCATAGATCGGCGGCCAGTTGACCGGCGTGGAGTTGCCGGCCTTGTGGTGCTCGGCGCGCTGCGTGTTCTCCATATCCATGAGCTCATTGAGGACGGAAGCGTTGACGGTGAACTCGTCGATCTTGTCGCCTTTGATGTGTGAGCCGTCCGGCAGCTGGTAGCGCTCGAAGAAAGTCCTGGCGGCCTCATCCATCGGCACGGATGCCGTCTCGCGCTGCTCCTCGAGCTTGCGGTGCGGATCTCCGTACGTCGCGACGTAGCGCTCCTTGAAGCGGGTAGGAAGGGAATCGAAAACGATCAGGGCATAGCTGCCCATCCCTTTGCCCTGGCGGCCCTGCTCGATGCGGCCACGCTGGGCGAGCTTCTGGTAGTTCGCGTATGACATGATACCAGCGCTGCTGTCTGTCAGCTCCTGGACTGTCACGTAGATGATTCCGTCGTGGGACTCCATTTTAATTGTCTTTTACTTGGTGACCGGCGGCACGGTCAGGCGACGCCGGCCTGTGGATTGGGAAAAAGTTTAACGTTATATGCAGGTGCGCCTTCTCGGCGTCGAAGTGTCTCCGTAAACCCTGGGGCCCGGGCAAAACCCCAGGGGTGTCGAAACAAATAACTAAAACCAATACCTGTGATATGAAGAAACCAGAGCCCGGTAGACTATAAAACAAAGGGCTAGTAGTGCGCGATGTAGTCGGTGTTGCGGCGGAGCAGCTCCTCCACTGCGACGACAAAGATGATGGCCGGGATGAACCACTGCATCCCCTTCGCCGGTGCGGACCAGACAAGCGCCGCGATGGCGACAAGGGCCAGGATGATATTGATGATATGCTTTTTCATGTTATTTCAGGAAGCCTTGTATTACACGGTGAATTGAGAGAAGATTTTCGAGCTGCAGCTCGTACTTAGAGAGAAGCGTATCGTCTCGATCGGAAGCATAACCGCTGTCGTGGCGGTCCTGGTACTTATCGACGGAAGCGCGCGCCTTATCGATAGCTTTTTCGACGAGCGGGAGGAAATGCTTCGCTTCTTCCTTCGTCAGGACAACGCAGTCCTCGTGATGATAGCAGCTGTACTCTACGCACGCCATAAGACACAACCGTCTATGCTCAGCTGCTGGGCCTGCATCGCGAGGGCAGCCCAGGAGTCAAGCGTGATTTCATCGATGCTCTCGATCTCTTCCCCGCGGCGGGAGATCTTTGCGGTGCTCTTCTTGACGTCGACCTGGAGGACGACATCGCCGGCGAAGATCTGACGGAAGCCGTCCGGCAGCTGCTCGAACCGGCACGTCGGGACGAAGTGCTCCTCGACGTAGACACCGCCGAGACGGAGGGCTTCCTGCCGGATCCTGACAGCGGCAGGACCGTTCTTCACGTAGTTCAGCGCGTACCCGATCATCTGGTCAGACACCTGGAACTTTTCGCGAAGCTCCTGGCGTCCCTCACTGCTGATTTTGATTGATTTTCTCATATGTTGCGATTTTTGTGTGTTTTCGTATCTTTGCAGTCCGGTTGTCTTTTCAACCGCAAATATAGAACATTGTTCCGAATATGCAATAGGAATTCGGAACTTTTTCAAAATTTATTTAGAAATATGTCTATAAAGGACAGAATTATGGAATACTGCCGCGCGACCGGCATCTCCGTAAGACAGTTTGAGATAAAGAGCAAAATGTCTAACGGATACGTGTCTTCTATGCGGAAAGGACTTGGACTAGAAAAGCTAGAAAATGTTCTAAATGCTTTTCCGGATCTGAACCGGGACTGGTTATTATATGGTGAAGGAAAGATGGAGAGAAATCTCCTTCCAATTCAGCCGGCGAACACCTTCGAGCTCCGGACAGACCGGAAGCTGACAAGCCAGCAGATCCCGCTGTTCGATGTTGCGGCAGCTGCCGGCCTGGTAGAGATCTTCCAGGACTCCGGCCAGGAGCCTGTCGACTTCCTGCAGATCCCGGATCTGCCGCCGGTGGACGGTGCCGTCTACGTGAGAGGCAACTCCATGCACCCGCTGCTCAAGAGCGGAGACATCATTATCTATAAGAAGGTAGAGCCGGCGGTGGACCGGATCCTATGGGGGCAGATCTACCTGCTTTCCTACACGATCTGCGGAGACACCTTCACCGTCGTCAAGTATGTGAAGCGCTCCCTGATCGAGGGAAATATCCGCCTGGTCAGTTATAATGACTTCTACGAGCCGGTGGAGATTCCAGCCGACTCCATCAACGCGCTCGCGCTAGTAAAGGCCAGCATCACCTTCCTGACGATGCAATAGCCTCATTTTTTCTCTACACGCGCATTTTCCTGCGGGTTTTCGCCATAACTGCCTATTTATTCGGCATTTATCGGGAAAAACTCGCTAAAATTATATGTAAAAGGGGGGCTAACTCGCGCCATTTTCGTGCAAAAACGGCCTTTTTTTTGTCGCGTCGGGGTGCTACTCGGCCAATTTTTTGCACGAATTTGTCCACCTAAGTGTCCACCTAATGAATACTTTTCGTTTTGTATAGCCGTGAGAAGTGTCCACCTAAGTGTCCACCTAAGTGTCTCCCTAACCTCGGAAAAGCACCGTTTTACGACATGAATGGATCCGGCCGGAAACATACCTTCCAGCCCTATGGAATGGTCGCTGTAAAACGCCAGGAAGGAGGAGATGAAGAGAGGGCCTATTTGTCCATACAGGGCGATTCTGGGCCGTTTTGAGGCGAAAATGGACTGGATCCGCGGCCTCATGTTAAAATGCCCTTAAAATAGCGCGTTTTACATAGGCGCCGCGTCACATAGAAAAGCGGCCCGTGTTACATTTCGTTTTTAACACAGACCGCGGCCCAAATTTATTTAACTGCCTTGAATTAAGCTACTTATCTCTGAAACCTACTACCATTACCTAGATACATTTCGTTTTTATCCCCGTAAGACGTAGTCGACGCCGGCGTGGTCGCTCTC